TAGTTTTTAGCTAATGGTTTATTATCGCGTACATAAAGTTCTAACGCCTCGTGTACTTCTTTACCATAAATAGTTTGAGGGGTATCTACAAAAGAATAATTTTTTAGTATCCGTACTTCTTGATACTTTTTAGGGCAGTTAATGTATTCTTTTAGCGAAGAAAAACTCCACGTAAAGTCAGCCACTATCTTCCTTGCCCTCTATATTTTTTGTACCCGGCTCTAAAACTTTTGTTCATGGAAGAAGTCTTAGCTACCCTACCCCCTTGGCTGGTACGTTTGTGTATTGGTTCTCTTTCTCTTTCTACTTGTTTAATCTTGGCCATCAATCATCCTCGGTAAATAAAAAGCATGGGGTAGTTTCCCCTACGTATGCGCCCATCATGTTGTATTCAAAATATTCTATTGCGTCCATCTCTTCCATCTCATCTTCACGAATAAGCTTGTGTATTACTTTTTGATAGCTATAACAAACTTTATTTTCACTATCAATCCCCTTTACGACGCCTACTATACAATCATCAAAGTGATCCATAATTAATAAGCCATCATACAATTCGTGCTTTATATTAGTTGCCATGTTTAATTGTCCCGAATCTCATATCTACATTTTTAACTTTAGTATTCTCTGGTAGTTTTATGTAATTCTGAAGCATACATTTTGAAGCCCTTGTGTCAGGTCGATGTAAAGCCATCCAAAGATGAGCAACCTCGCATGACTCAAAGTTACCCTGATACTCCCACTTATCTACCGTAGGACTAGTGCTAACCACCAATACAAAAATAAACTCAATCATAATTATCTTCAGCCTCCCACCATCGTTTGTGCTTCATTTGTTTTAAAAGTTTGCTGTAAGTCAATTGCGTTCTATCTTCTATAAAATCTACGCTTAGTAAATAACGAGTGCTCTTAAAATTATACACCGTGTGCGCAACCTGAGCATTAAATAAATAATAAGTATGCGGTTGGTATTTTAACTCTGTGAAGTTACCATTCACGTTACCGCGCTCCAAACTTTTACCTCGCTTTAATGCGCGATTAAACATGCAATGACTGTGGTCCCAATTGTTTAATAATAAGTTTAGCCCTACCCCGCGATCGGTATCAATGTGCCAATCATAATAAGTATCTGGTTCTAGCTTAATAATCCCAGCTTTAAAAGGATGTGCCTTATATAGATGTCGCCACCAAGGATCTATCGCCCAATCATCTTTTACTTCCAATGCTTTAAAGTTGTAGTAATCGATCCATGCACTTTGAGGTGCAGTCGCTGCTCGAATATACATAAGATCTGCGGTTACAGAGAGCTCAGGTATTTCATAATAAAGATCAACATTCCCCATAGTTCTTCCCAAAATCCCCTTCGCACGTTACTGGCAATCCCTTTGCCCATTCCGGTGCTTTATTCATAGTCTGCATAATAAACCCTAACGCCTCGTGCGCATGTTTCTCTAGTGCAATACATACTACGGCATCGTGCACAGTAAGTAGCGGTCTGTATTTAGTGTTAATGGTAACCATCTGTTCGCCAATAACTATCCTAGCTAAAGCTTGGACTACGTTCTCTACCACTGCTCCTCCCCAGATACTAATCTCTCCTCGTCTTGATGTATAAGTATAACCGTCATTCTTTAACTCTAAGTTTGGATAGCGCAGGTATAATCCGTTAGGCAGTCGCAGTCCTTCCGGAGTAACCAACACACATTTTACTTTGCCTAAATAATAAGCAGATTTATCTTTAGGCCAAGACGCCATAAATTTTAATGCTTGGTCACATTCTTTCCAAAGGCTTTCTACTTCGTGGTTTATCTCTCGATATAAATCTACTAAGCTTTTCGTTTCTTTTTCAGTCATATCTACACCGGCATTAATCTTTAACACATCTCGTAGTTTCTTCGCGCCAGTCCCATATCCTAATCCTAAGATACAAGTTTTACCCACTGCTCGTTCAGTCTTATCTACTTCAGACTTGTTATAAATCTTAGATGCAAATACTGAGTACACATCTTCACCTTTTCTAAACTGTTCAAGTACATCATGCTGTCCGGCAAACCAGACTAGTATACGAGCTTCGATTTGTGAAGAGTCACAGTTCATAATCACATAGCCATCTGGAGGTAGGATCGCATTCTTTAATGCCTTCTGTTTCTTATCGCGTGACGGTAAGTTCTGAAAGTTTACTTTGTCTGAACCGGCCCAACGTCCGGTGTGCGCCCCATAATACTTAAGCGGTATAGGAAGTTTCCCATCATTACGTTTAGCTATACCAATAAACCGTTCGATACGAGTCTCTTCGATAGTAGATTTAGTACCAAGTCTTACTGCGCAAAGCTCTTGAACAAAAACATTTGTATGTTCACACAAGGCTAAGAATCCTTGATCACCCTTAGCTAAAGCAAAAGTTTCTTTACCTGTTGTTGGGCTAGTCTTCATAGGTACTGAGATGTTTAGCATTTCTAAAATGTTGGCGAACTGTTTATTACTTGCTAATCTTTTACGCACCTCTTCTACTTCACATTCAAGTTTATCTGCGAGTGTCTGTAATAGCTTGTGTTTCTCACCCTTCACATCTTCTAATCTATCCACAAGCAGATGGGTATCAAGTTGCAGTCGCGGTAAAATGTACATGCGCAAAGTAATGTCAATAAGTTTTAGTTCGTTCGGAGGATAGTTAATAGCTAACTTCTTAAATAGTTCGTAGGTTAGCTTCACGTCGTTCTTACAATACACACCGTATTGGCGTAGCTCATGATCGCGGAAGTCTTCTATACGTTTACCTTTAGCGTCTTGAACTTCAGTTCCTTTTTCTCCTAGTGTATAACGTTCGGCAAGCGCTTTAAGTGAACCGCCGGCGTCCACACCGTGTATAGATCGGGCCATGCATAAAGTATCTAAGTATCCTACTGGCTCAGCATTAAACTTCCATTTAAGAATGGCCCCGTCAAACTGAGTGTTATGGCAAAGTAACATCGCATTACTCCAATCAATGTCAGCAACAGCTTTTGCTACCTCTTCTTCTCCGGCATACCATTCGGTTTTACCCTCGTCTATTTTTATAGCTACGCCAATGACTTGAAATCGTCCATCATTGATGTACTCTTCCGTGGTCATTCGAGATAGGCTAAACCCTACATCGTAAAATGTTTCAAAGTCAATCGTTATTAGATTCAAGTTTTTCCTTTTGATTTTTATGGGGGCAGTACCCCTCTGCAGACATGTCGTTGTGACACCACCACTTTTTCATATAATATATACGCGCCGGCTTTTTGCACTTGTGACACACAGGGTTTTTAACCTTTATGGCCACTAGTCAAACAGTGCCAATAGTAAAAAAAGTGCTATGCCAAGACCGGCAGTTGTAAAAAAATACCTTAGTACTTTACAGTCTCTTTTGGATAAAGAGTGTAATTTTTCTTCCTCTTCCTCGTCATGCTCTTGAGGCCATACAGTCATTTCGTTCTCCTTAAAGTTTATTCGCATAAAGCGTATGCTCGTCTCGGCATTCAGAGGAACACCATCGACGTTGATCTTTTACTTCTCCCTCACACCACATACATTTCCCTGTGTTGTTCTTTTCAATAGATGTATTTACACTTCTTAATGTTGCGTCCAGTTGTTTCTGAACTTCATCATTAGCAACATCTATTTCGTCTGCCACTATACCATCCTGCCCTTAGCCCACGGGCTAGTAGCCCTTGCTTGTTTTACTGTTAACTTTTTAGGAAGTTCTATCCTACCTTCGTTCTCAAGACGCTCCAGTACCATAACGCTAACTCCCGCATAGATGGCTAGTTTACCCCTACTAGTCTTAGGATTTTTGCTCATATATTCTGTTGCTCTTTCTAAAATTACTTCTTCTTCTTTATCTGTGTACCTTCCCATATTTCTAACCTTTCTTTATTGATTGCCTTAATTTTTGTAGATAAAAATCTGCCTTATCTAAATCCTCTGCACCATTCTTCAATGCAAATCGCCACACGTACTTAATTACATTGGCAGTACATACCGCTACAATGCCTGTAAGATTTGTAGTGGCAGATTCTATCGCGTCTATACACTCTACCTTCCCTTGAGTGTAATGAGATGGATGATTTACTTTATCATTTTTCATTGTTAAATACTTGTTTTCCTGTAATAAAATACTCTAGCATGTCTATATTTGTCTCGTCAATAATTAACGCTATACCATTCTGAATACTTATCTCTCGTAAGTGTTTCTGCTGTAGGGCCGTCGCTTTGTTACCGTTAGCTTTGCACTCGATCCCAATAAACTTGCCCCTATAACAGGCTACAATGTCTGGCACTCCACTGCTACCATACCCACCCGTCGAAGCGTAAAAGTAATATGCACCAAGTTGTTTAAGCTTGGCACATACCTTTTGTTTTACTTTCTTTTCTGGAGTTGCCACTATGACTCTAGTGACGGCATATCATCGACTGTTGTTAGTTCAACAGGTTCGACGTCTATCAAATGAGAGCCATCAAGTGTTAACGATGGTAACTCATCTACGCCTGTTACTTCATACCCTTCAATCTCAGGCAAGATTGTTTCCTCGCCAAGGTCAATGCCGTCATACTTTGATGCCAGTGATTCTTGCTCTGGCTCGGCTACTGCCTCTGTCAAAACTGGAAGGTCCTCTGACACAGGTTCATCAACATCGACGATTCCATGTTTATTTTTGAAATTCTGTAGAGGTGAGTAGTCCTCTACTAAGGGTGTATCTTGGTTAGTTGTATAATAGCTAATCGCTCCTCCCACTGATATTATTACTGCTAAAGCTATAATGTTTCTAGTTGCGTTGTCTTTCATTCACGTTCTCCGTTTAGTTAAAATAAATACTGCTCTCTCTTATACATCGCAGTTACCGTTCGGACACCCGCGAGATAATATCTCTTCCGCGATGTCTTCTGATAACTGCTGATGTTCGTGTTGCTCCATCTCAGTTTCAAGATGTTCTACAAATTTTTCGTCCTTCATTAATACTGTAAGTTCTTCTATAATTCGATGAGCCTCCTCACGTTCCTCGTTCCCTATACTATGTTTGTCTAGCAAAGAAACAAAGTCCATGAGTAGTCTACGAATGTCGAGAAAAATATGGTGTGGCATTAGGTCTCTCCGTTTTTTATTGGAGTATCAGTATTGTCCACAACTTGAATCATGTCAAGTTCTTTTGTTTCTTTGAGCCAATCTTTGAAGTCTTTAAATGAACGTTCGGAGGATACATGTCCATGCCATATAAGTTCTAGTATGCCACTCATGCCCCCAATGATTCCTAGTAGTTCATGTCGATCGGCGTTCCAAATGTTTTGGTCTGCCCCAAAGTAATCATAAATGTCTTGCTCTACGTAATCAATCCTCTCTTTATCCATCACCTTTCTCCTTATTTAAATGTTGTTTTGCTTTGTCTAATACTTCTGCTACTAATACTTTGTATTCAACTTCTGTTTCTCCCGCAAATCCATACTGCCCCGCTCTCCATTCAGAACCCCCTCCTATCTCTACTTTATTAAGTAGCCACATATATTCTATTCCTGAAGTGTCGGGTGACCTGAACCCACGAATGTCTAATATATGTTTTACTCCATCATGCCAAAGGTCGACCGTATAATAAAAATGGTCGAGGGGTAAGGTGGAGGGAAAAATAGTTTTCTTCTG